GGGAAATGCCATTATATATGTAACTCTGCATGGTCCTAAATTTGTGCCCCCACCAGTAATAGTTTTAAAACTACCATCTGCTGTCAGTGTTGTAAACTTTTGATCACTTGAAAACGATCCGCCGCCTGTCATAATATTCTCCTTAAATTTGTATGGGGCCGAAGCCCCATACTAAATTAATTATGCTAAGTTATTATTTTGTATGTACAAAACAGTAACTGTTGCTGCACCATTAGCACCATTTCCTGTACCTGCTGTAAATACAGCGTTAACAGTTTGATCACTTGTACCCACATCTGTACCATCAGCACCAATTGTGCCTCTAGTTGTTCCTGTAGATTTTACGTTTGTTGCTGCAAGATATTCGTCATCATCACCTGAATGACCGACTTTAACAGTAGCTGTGCTACCGTCATTGTTTGCAGTTGTAACGTTTAAAATTACATCAACAATTTGTGAGTTTGCAGGAATAATTCCTACTGCTGTAGTAGCAGTTGCACCGATGATATCGATTACAGCTGATTGAGCCATCAATACAGAACCTGTATTTGCACTAGCTCCATCTCTTTTATCTCCGGCTTTTATTGGTCCGGAAAATGTAGTTGTTGCCATAGTATCCTCCTAGTATTTACGAACGTAGTCTCTAGGCCGTCGACTATACTCGTCTACGTTCTGATTAATTGTATAGTGTGTTTTTTATATACTAGATTTGAGTAGAGCGCAAGAGAGCCTGTGATGTGGATTGGATTTTTCCAACGATGTAGCTTTTGTTTAAGTAGCTACAGAAACTTCGGGTGCAGCGTCTTCTACCTTATTTAACAGATGCTCTTTTTCAGCTTCTGCAATTTTTATATGGCTAATTATATCTCTGACAGCTCTGTCAATCTTAACCATATTAAGAGTATATCTACCCTCTTTAAGGTGTTCCTGCTCCCACTCTAGGTCTAGACCCCTGTTCTGTTGATACAGAGTCTCTAGATGTTGTTGCATCGATAACTTCCTCATAAGTTATTCTCTTTACTCTTGGATCATTCATTTCTCCAAGATGTTCCCATTTTATATCACCTTTTCCCAATCTGTCAACTATTGAATTTTCTATGTCTATAGGACCATCTAAAGAGGATATAACAAAATCAGCATGCATTTGATATGCAAAAATCTGGACTCTGAATTTCTTAGGGTGCATTTTTCCTTTCTATATATCAAATGAGGCGGGATTGTGTCCCGCCTCAAAATTAATGATTAAGCACCTGGTGATGCAAAAATACCTCTAGGGTCAGATACACCAAATACGTATCTTTCTCTAGCTTTGTATCTTACATTGCCAGTATCAAAATCGCCTTCCATTTTAGTAGTCAATGGAGCTCTCTCAAGATGTTTCATTCCATTAGGAACATCAGTGATTAAGAAGAAAGCATCTGGATCTGTTAAGAAGTTATTTACTGAATAACCTCCTGGAACCATTCCTTTACTTACTAATGCATTGATGTCATTGTCAGCTGTTCCAACTCTTTGAGAAGACTTCATAAGTCTTTCTGCTGTGAATTGTAAAGCTGATGGAATAACCATGCTTCTAGCGCTTGCAGCAATTTTTAAACCTCTTTCATCAGTAAGCGCTGCAATGTCAATCATTGCTTGCTCTAATGAAGTTTCGTTTAAATCAGATGCTGTCCCCAATGTGTTTGCAAAAGTACCATTTATAGTTGGGTGGTCAGATGCAAATAAATTGCTTCCGTCACCTGACTTAAAGTTACCATTGAAACCATTGTTTAATGGAGACGCTGCTTTGATTTGTTTTGTTTGAGCCATAGATCTTGCCAATGCTTTTGTATATCTAGAAGCAAGTCTGTCGTATAAGTTATCCTCAATCGCTTCCTCAGTGATAGCAAACCCAAGAGAAACTGTCTCGTGAGTGTATCTTGCTGTGAAAGTTTCTTGAGCTTTATCAAACTCTACTCCAGAACCTTCTGGTTTTACTTTAGCTTGACCGAATCCTGATAACATTACTTCTTCTTCAAAAGCTCTGTCAGATGACTCAGTTGTGTATATAGCAGTATGTAAATTATCATACTGTTTATACTCCAGGCCGAATAGGGCATTCAAACCTGGCTCTAGTTCTTTAACTAGTTGATTACGTGATATAGCCATATTATTATACTCCTATTATACCCCAACGTGTTGTTTAAAGAAATGTTCACTGATTACAACTCTCCATACTACACCTGCTGATGCAAGGTCGTTGTTATCAGGGTCTCTTGAAACACCCGCTATTTTTATTTGTTTTGATGCTGAATCACTTAATGAACCATCATCTAGAGTTGTTCTAGAAATGTAGTTCGGTGAAGCACCCGCAGAATATGAAATATCTGCTGTATTACCCACGTCCAATTGCTGTGATGCACTACCATTGTTTGATCTAATCTCATACATTTGATGAGGATCATCGTTTACTAATGCAACAATATCTGTAGCAGCATTACTGCCTAATAGATATGCTTGAAACGTTGGCTTACTTGTTGACGTGTCAGTGTAGAAAACACCATTTAGTGAACCTAAAAGTTGTTCTGTACCAGCTGCAGCTACTGCTGCTGTACCTGTTGTTGCCATCGCAACCAAATCTTGGTTGTAGATAGCTGTCGCAGATGCTGCTACAGGGTATTCTCCTAGACCAGCTGTGTTCGCTGACTGACCTGCCATTTTTACAGGTTTCATTCCGAAACCAGTTGTTGACGCGTTAGCCATAGTCATTACTCCTTATGTACCTGCCCCGAAAGGCCTCCAGTACGGTTTATATTATTCGCTGGTTTCGAATTGTTATTGAATTTTAACTTTTCTTGCCACCGAAGGTTACACGAGTATTTCTATCTACAGAGATAGGCATACTCTTATGCTGCTCCTTCGCAAGATCGGCGTCAATTGCAGATTGTTGATCTTCTGCTTGTGAAGCATAGTATTCAGTTCTTTGCTTCGCGATCTCTTCAGGTATCCTAGTCAGCACTAGGCCTCCGTGTCCGATAACCCCTGCGTATTTGCCGTCAGTGATAGTGGGAAAGTCCTCTTCGGGATATTCATCTGATCTTACTAACTCATACCCGGATCTTAAGCGTCCTTGTATGTTTTTTGTATCAGTGAATCCTAGGATTTCTGTCCTGACCCATCTGTGTCTCCATCCGTCTGGCGCGTTGGGCGTATCTAAATACGATGGTGGAGCCCAAACTTTTGGTCTTGCTTTTGGCTTAACCGATTTAGCTTGTGATTGTACTTTTGTAGAATCACTTTGCTTAGTTTGACTCGCACGAGTTGGTTTCTTGTTTTCCATATGCCTATACCTCCTTCGTGTTCATAAGTTGTTTCGCATACTCTTCTAATGGCACACCTAATTTTTTCGCTATTGCGACTTGAGAAGATGTGAGTCTCACAGTTTTTGCATTAGCCTTTGGACTACGCGTTGCAGAGGCAACTGTTTGTGTAGGTTTGCTAACAGTCTTATTAACAGGTTTATCAAATTTATGGGGAAATTCAAGTCTTATTCTTTTATCTATTTCCTTATAATATTCGTCAGATTTAGGGTCTATCCCTTCCTCTTCTGTTAATTTTCTGTGAAGATCAAAGGCAGTATAAGTCATAGCTGAATCTGTTCCAAACCATTCATTATTACTTGCCCATGCTTCCGCTTTTGGATCTGGCGGAGCTGCAGGTTGTCTTGTAGGTTGTTTTATAGGCTCTTCCTTAGCTGCTTTATCTCTCATTTCATTTTGAGTTTTTAATTCAGCAAGTCTACCTTGTTCATAACCTAATTGTGAGATAGCTGTTAAAGCTTCTGTTTCAGCTTTGGGATCTTCTGCTTGTCTTGCAGCTGTAAGTTTAGCTTGTGCAGCAGCTAATTGTCCAGAGATTCTATTCTCCATTTCTGTAGTATAGTCTTTGTCCAAAGTATTAGCTTGAGTTTTAAACTCATCTCTTTCTTTTTTAACACTTTCAGCATAACGCAAAGCTTCTTCTCTTTGCCTTTCTGCTTCTCGCATTTTTTTAGTAAGTTTAGCTATTCGCTTTTTAACGCCTTCAGAATATTCTTCAGCTTCCTTACTTTCACTTTTTTGTTTATTATCTTCTTGAACACTAGACTGCTCCACAGGTTTCTCAGATGAGTCACCGGCGCTACCACCGTCTTCAAGTTTTGTTTCACGTTCATTTTCATACGTTTTATCTATTTCCTTTTCTATTGTTTGTTCTACAACAGGTTCTTCTTTCTTTTCTTCTGGCAGTTGTACTTCAACATCAGGACCTGATGTATCTATATCAACCGTTTCTTCTTGTTTTATTTTTTCTTCTGCTTCTGGCATAGTTTCTCCTATGATTGTTAAAATTCGTGGAATATATCTTCAGGGTTTTCCACGGTTGCTAAAACTTCATCATCATTTAAAAGTCTTAACTCACCCCCATCTATTTTAATTCGTGATCCGGCATATCTTGCAAAGATAATCCAATCACCTTTCTTGCACCAGGGACCCTCTGGATATCGTTCTTTGTCATAGCAGTGTGGTCCCATAGCCATAACTAATCCACAAGTCGATGCAACTTGTGATCGTTCTATGGTATCTTCTGCTAGAATTATTCCACCTTTAGTCTTTTCTTTTTGTTTAAAAGGTAAAACTATAATTCTCCAACCTGTTGGAGAAGGTAATTTTGATGACTCGTCGATTTCTTTTTTAACACCAACTAAGTCTTTATTGGGTAGTATCACTTTTTGATTTGATACTGATGACTGTTCCTTTTTCATTTTGCTCCTTTTTGTTTAGCAGGGTGGATATTTCCTGTAATAAACTCTCGTAAGTTCTTACTTGACCTAACATATACTGGTATCTTTCCATACTGTCAATAGCTCCGCTAGCCATTAATTCCTTAACGTCTTCTCTTCTTTGTTTTATTATTTTTATAAAATGTTCAAATAGTTCCATTATTTTCTTCCCTTTCTTATTGCTTCTTTTCCTCTTTTAGCTATCGCTGCTACTTCAGTCTTACCCATTACTTTCGCTCTTTGCTCCATAACTGTAAGAATTTGAATTTTCCTAGCAAACGGTTTACTAATTTTTTTAACTTTCGCCACTGTCTTGCGCGCATCCGTCGGCGTCGCGAACTTAATTCCAACAGTGTCACGTGGGTTTTCATCAGTGTAAAGCCTTCTACCATGTTTTTTACCTGGGTGTTTACCAGTTCCTTTTTTTGGATCACTCATTAAAATTTTTTATTTCTTTTAATTTTTCTGATGCATCTACAATTTTCTGTAAAAGTTTATCTATCTCTTCAATATGCTGTGGGTGTTCTCCTATACCAACAGGTTGTTCTAGATAAATTTTTATAGTTGCATCCGCCTCAGAAATTTGTGCGTTATATTTATCTTCTAATGCTTGTAATATTGCTTTCTTTAACATTTCCACCTTCTTCTAGCCTGACGTAGTCTAGAATTAGGATCTCTTGCAGCTTTAGGAAATTTTTTCATTTGTCCTGCGCTTCTTGCGCAATACGACTTACGTCGTTTAGCAGCTTTTGATCCAGGTTTTACTTTACCCGTCACGGCTGTTTTTAGTTTTGAACCGGGATTTAATCTTCTGTAGGCTTTGACCCCAGCCTTTGTCATGCCTGCGCCCGACTTAGTCGAACGAAAGTTCTTTTTGTTTCTTGCAGGCATGTTATCTTGTTTTCTCAAACTAAACCTCCCATACCCATTTTTTTTCTTTTTGCAAATGTTCTTACATTTGTTGGTTTTGGTCCTGTGTTACCCGCCGCTCTTTTTCGTCTGACAGCACTCGCCCTTTGCGAGTCGCTCATCCGTGTGGCTTTTGCAAGTGGGACGCATTTTGGATACTTCCTTTTCGCATCTGCTTTTTGTTTTGAACGGCCACATTTTGCGAAAGAACCATCCTTTTTCTTGGAACCAATATCTACCCATTTTTGTTTGAACCATTTATCCAGACCATTTTTTGCCATGGTATTAATATACTTTGGTAATCTTTCTTCTATTTGACATAACTTTACCACAACCTGTAGCTATACCACCACGTTTTAATCCCTGTCTTTTTAATCTAGCAGTAGCTTCTGCAAGTCCACCACCCATATAACCAGGTCTCATCATGCCACCCATGGCAGCAGGTTTACGTCCTTTAAAATCTTTTCTTTTTACACCAGAAGGATCTTTAATTTTACCTGCACATATTTTAGATGCGTAGGCTCCACTCCCTTTCTCTC